GGTTTTTTGGTTTCCCCCCAGACCCCCCTTCCGTCCTTGGGCGCGACACGGTACCTACGCCCCCCGAAGGGGCTCCGGTACCGGTACGCGCCGTTTCAGGATGGTCGGAATTGTTGCATTATTTCGATAACGTGTTGTAGTATTGTTTCGGACGCCATCGTGGCGTCCAATCGAGACGCGCCGGATGGCGCAAAGGAAACAACAATGGGATTTTTCGCTCAAAACGGCGGCTTCGCCGACGGCAATCAATGGGCCAACGTCGAGGCCGGCACCTACAAGTGTGCGCTGGTGGGAGTCGACGTGGTGGATCGCCCGAGCTTCGAGGATCGCACCAAGCTCGAGCCCAACTTCCGGTTCCGGTTCGAGACCATCGAGGTCGGCGACGACAACGGCAACCCGTTCCGCTTCACCCAGTTCACCAAAACCTACTACGGCAACGACATGGCCAAGCTCACCAAGCTTCTGGACTCGATGCTCGGCCGGCGTCTCACCAGCGCCGAGTTCTCCCGGCTCGACATCGACGACCTGAAGAGCCGGCCTTGGTCGGTCACCGTCGATCTGATCCAGACCAACAGCGGGAAGGAGATGAACGTGATCCTCGCGGTCAAGCCCTTTGCCACCAAGGCGGCTCCGAAGCCGGTCCGCAAGCCTCCGGTCGAGGACGACATCGAAGACCCGTTCGCCGAATAGGCGGCCGCCATCTCGTCGACGTTCCCCGGCTCCGGCCGGGGACTTTCCACAAGGGATAGAACATGAGCAATCGAAACTGGGAACGACTCGGGAACGCGGCGCTTGCCGTGTTGATCATCTTGGTCGGCGTTGTCTACGCGATGGACGCCGCGGAGCGCTACGACGAACGGCTGGACAAGTCGGCCAAGATCCGCGGGTGGGATCGATGAGCGAACACTACCGCAAGGGTTCCATTCAAGCGATTCAGGTGATCGACGACTGGGGACTCGATTTCGCCCTCGGGAACGTCATCAAGTACCTCGCCCGGTACAAGGACAAGGGTGGCCGCGAAGACCTGATCAAGGCCGCCTGGTACCTCACATTCGCGATCACCGGCTCGACGCTTCGGGCCGACGCCCATAAGACGGTCCTCGACAAGATGGGGGAGACCAAGTGAAATCAGATCTTAATTCGGGGATTTTTGAACAGTACTTCAAGAATTGCGACGCGAATCGCTTGATGTTTACCTCCGATACGCGGCTGGTTCAATTCTTCTTGGATTTTGCGAATCGGTATTCCAATTTGCCGATATTCAAGCAGTTCGATGTCTTCGATGTTCATCACGGATGGCCCATTGCTGGACTCGAAGATCATGAAGGCACTCTGACGGTCTATTGGAACTACCCAGTAGAACGATCGGTCCTCGATCTCGCCCAGTATTGCTGGGTAGCTAGAGGAGAACTCGCCGAAAATATCTTTCACAAGCTTAGGCCCGAATGACCGGGCGCGAAGCGTTCGCCGCGGTGTTGGCCGGATACAAGGTTCGGCGCAACGTCTGGCCATCCGGTTACCACGTCTGGGCGGATCGACTAGAGGACGGCATACCGGTATCGCGATTCGCCGGCTCGAGGGAATGGCGGCTCCGATGTCGGAGCGCCAGCTACATGGCGCACCAGTGGCGCTCGAACGATTGGGAGGTAGTGGAGTGAGTGGATCTGAAGCTCTGCAAGCCATGCGGGATGGCAAGCGGATTCGGCATGGTCGATGGACCAAGGATTGCTGGATCAGCGCATGGCGCGACGACGAGATCGGCGTTTACACCATCATCGCGCATGGCACCCCGATCTTCGTTCGGGACGTTTCGGAGGACAAGGAGTGGCTCCTGTGGGCGCTCCTCGAGGAAGGCTGGGAGGTTGAGGCATGAAGACATTGGCAGATATCCAGAAGGAAGTCGAGCAGTTTGGATCTTATGCGCATTTCGGAATATCTGATGCCCTCTATCCGATGGCTTTGTATACGGTCTCGTCAGTGTTGCAGATAAGAGACAGAAGTATCTATGGTCAGTTTCCGACTTATCGGGAAACTTATAGGGACTGCGAATATAGCAAAGGTGGTGTTTATCATTCGCGATATTTTCGTGCGATGCGTCCCTTCACACCTTATGTTTTCGAGCGGCGGAATCGTTCATGGTTTTTGTGGAACAGGGATTATGTTCCATTCAATCCCAATGCAGGATTACACGACGAACATCCGGCCATCGAACATTTGAGGCAACTCGAATGGAATCGTAAGAATGAAAACAAGGCGAGCTTGTTCACAGATGGAATCGCGCCTTGGTGTGGGCGAGAACATTTGTTGACTACGCTTGAATTGTTCGATCAATGCATTAAGTTGGACCAGCAATATCGAGCCGGAGCGGAGGTGTCGGCATGAAGACGTTGGCAGATATCCAGAAGGAACTCGAGGCCGTCGAGTTCGAGATGCAAGCGACCGCGGCGTCGATGGCCAGACTCTACGCCAGCATCAACCGCCGGCTCATGGACTACGAGAGCGGCGGAGACTGGGTCAAGCTCCGAGACAAGATCGCCGAAGCCGAGCGCAAACTGGCCGACGCGCAACGCGACCTCATGAAGACCGGCGACTGGATCGACCAAATCAAATAAGCCATGCCACGACATCCCAACAGCGACAAGGGGCGCGAGCCCCTTGTCTTCACATCGAGGGTTTGCATCCGGTGCGGCCAGCTCTGCCCGTTCGATGTATTCCGAGTCAAGAACAACCGCACCCGATCCGGCTATAGCCTTCGCCGAACCTGCATCACCTGCAAGCGCAAGATGGATCGCCTGGTGAAGCGGGACTACCGACGATCGCCGGAGCAACGCGACCGGTTCAACTCGGACCGGCGAGGGATACCGCACCGCGGGAACCCCGATCTCACATCCCTCTGCCAGTGGATCGCGCATCGATGCAAACATTGGCAAGCCGCCGGCGCTCGCGATTGCGTGGTCTTCCTGGTACAGAACCCACTCGGTGTCCAGAAGGTCCACCAAAACGTCAACCCGCACCGCTGGTGGAAGGGCAAGACGTGGGCGACCCGCGAGGACAAACCCGGCATCTCGATCCCGCAGGGTGGGATACCGTTGTTGAAGATCGAGAACCGGATGGCATTCATACATCCGACCTGTCCCGAGCGGTATCGGGATACCGCGCGGCTGGTGAACAAACGGCTCGACCGTATCTTCGAGAGGACGACATCCGACGAATGACCGACAACGACATCGACGATTACGCAGACCAGTTCCTGGTATTGGCCAAAGCCGCGATGCAACACGGCATTGCCACCTATATCGTCGTCCACACCACCGACCCGATCGCCATGACCAGCCACACCCGATACGTCAACACCGCCGATCCAGTCCTGGCAATGGGCATGGTCCAAGCCGCCCAGCTTTACGTTCAGGACGAGTTCTTCAATAACGGCGAAGAAGAGGAGGAAAACGTCTGATGGGAGGACGACCGCCAAAATACAACGCAGAACGGCACCAGAGGATCGTCGAGACGCTCCGCGCCGGCAATACCCGCCGAGCGGCTTCGTGGGCCGGCGGGATCGATCAGGACACGTTCGGTCGATGGCTGGTGCGATATCCGGAATTTGCGGACGACGTAAAAGCTGCCGAGGCCGACGCCGAGCTGGCGATGGTCCAGCGGGTCCGCACCGCGGCCGACGACTCGTGGCAAGCCGCGGCGTGGTGGCTCGAGCGCAAGATGAAACAGGACTGGTCGGCACGGCAGGAGCAGACCGGAGCCGACGGAGGCGCGGTCCAGATCCGCGTCCGCTTCGAGGACAAGGAACCCGAGGTGGCCGAATGAGCGCATGGGGAATCATCCTCTGGGTGGCGCTCGGAGTCGGGCTCGGTGTCCTGCTCTGCGCTTGGGTGGTCTCGATCCTCGACGCCATGCAACAGGCCCTCGATCGGCGCGAGGGCTGATGGCCGACATCGAGCTGGTACTACCGCGACCGCATCCCGGCCAGCGCCAGATACTCCGCGAGGCTAAACGGTTTAACGTGGTCTCCTGCGGGAGACGCTTCGGGAAGACCACCATGGGAGCCATCCTGATGGCCCGTCCGCTCCTCGAGCGGGGATTCAGTTGCGGATGGTTCGCTCCGACCTATCGGCTCCTCGAGGAGGCATACAACGATCAGCGGAAGATCTTCCACCCGATCATCCGCCGGGCCGTCGTCTCCCCGTATCCCCGCATCGAGCTGATCAACGGAACCGCCATCGACTACTGGACCCTCGGGGAGCCGGCGACCGTGGCCCGCGGCCGGAAGTACGGGTGGGTCGGCGTCGATGAAGCCGCGATGTCGGCCTACCTCGAGGAGGCATGGACACAAGCCATCCGGCCGACGCTCACCGACTACCGCGGGTCCGCGTGGTTCTTCTCGACCCCCAAGGGTTCCAACTACTTCAAGGTGTTGTACGACCAAGCCGAGGCCGATCCGGACTGGCAACGCTGGCAGATGCCGACCTCGAGCAACCCCTACATTCACCCCGACGAGATCGAGGAGGCGCGGCGCTCCTTGCCGTCGATCGCGTTCCGGCAGGAGTACCTCGCCGAGTTCGTCGATGCCGAGGGCGCGAGGATCAAGCGGGAGTGGCTTCGAGCCGCGCCGGTGCCCGCCGGCCAGCGGTTCATGGGCGTGGACCTCGCGATCTCCACCAAGACCGACGCCGACTACACCTCCGCGGTGGTCCTCACGCGGGACGACGCCGGAGTGGTCCATGTCGTCGATGCCGCTCGGATTCGGGCTCCGTTCGACGGCGTCCTGCGATTCGTCCAGGACATGGCCGCGAAGCACCAGCCGGCGACGATCGGGATCGAGCAAGTCCAGTACCAGGCG